CAACATGTCTTCCATTTCACGATCCGTCATCTTTATCCTCCCAATAACTAATGTGCGGTTTGTTTTCTGTAGCCTCACTAACCTCAACATAAATAGTAAAACCATTTAGTTCGATGTAAGCAGACACAGGACTTCTAACGTCAACGATCATTTTGACACCTGCCAGTCCTCAAGAACCGTTGCCTGATGGCATTCAATATCCAACCCTTCAGGCTGATCGTCCTTAACAATGTCAGACAAAACCATCCAAGCATCCCAAGCCATCCTCGCAACACCATCGTAGTACCCAGTCTCTAGGTCCTTGACCAATTGCTGTAACTCACCAAACTCAGGGTCCTCTTCATCGTACTCATACCCATTGAGATACTCTCGGGCAGACTCGAGCGTCTGATCGATGTACCAAAGATTGGCAACGTGGGTGTTCTTGCAAACATAAGTGCTCACCTCACCGTCCAAAGTTTGACTCACTATTACTTGTACCTGCATGCTTCATCCTCCTCTATGACCTCATCGATGTGCGGTCTCCATGCCTTGTCTATTCCGTCAATAAACGTACCCATAAAGTCCATGCCCTCGTCCTCATATTGTGCACGGACCTTGACCCCCATGTTGTGTAGCTTCTTCCATATCGGAATAGGCGGACCCCATGCCGTCCAACATTTGAACGTGAACCAAGCCTCGTTCTCATGCCTGTCAAGATCATGGATCATCTCAACCTCGCACACATCCCACTTGGTGCCCCAAAAACCAAGACGCCAGTAATACCATGCAGGAGTCTTCGTTTCGAAACCATACTTCTCAGTCTCGTCCACATCAGGCAGTAAATATGTTTTAAGTGGCATCGGTGACACAACATCACAGAACCGACCGTTCTCCGACAGGCTGTGGTGTAAGTATTGGACCACGTCCCTCGGACCTTCAACCTCAACAGATTGATAACAATGATTTGGCATTACACCCCCCAATCTAAAAATTTTTCATCACCAGTAATCGGGCAGTCAAAGTGACCATCCGCACCAATGTCTTGCTTGTGATCTTCCTTTAGAATTCTGTAGAACTCCTTCTCGTTCTTCGCCTCAATCGTACCGAACATAGCACCGTAGTCGCTATCAAAACAAAAATGATACTCTTCCATTACACTTCCCCCAGTTCATCATGTAACCTACTGATAATCGCGCCCAGTGCTGAACCCAAATGCTTGCGGTCACAATTCAAGACCACATCCTTAACGTCATAGGCACTCGGATCTCGGTACTCAGTGTTGGCACTGCATGACTGAGAGTGAGCATTACGCTCCTCGATCATCTCTTGCTCTGCTTCGAGGACAATCTCACCGCTTATCATGCACCTACCCAAGTTCGGGTCTCGCAAACAACTGTGCAAGTTTAAGAACTCAAGCATCTCCGTCTTCGAAGTAGGAACATCGATCTCCCACCAGTCCTTACCAAAAGCTTTCTTCGCATCCGATTGGGTCCCTGCCCAACCACCTTTTTGATCATAGTATAATCTCATAACTTCCCCCTACTCAGTAAAGCATAAATCAAAACTGTAGTACGGCTCACAATAGCCCCACTTACAATGAGGCATCTGCAATGACGCATGCACCGCCCACTCATATGGCCCTGCCTCAAAACTTACGTTCCAAAACTTACCATAACCTCGAGCCTCTGTTTGCTCGGGGGTGTGAATGTGAATTTCAATATCAGGCTTTATACCTAGGGCCTTGGCCCACTTGCACAACGCTTTGTACAAACCCTTGGCAGCACCTGCCTTGGTCTTATACTTCTCGGGGTTCCAATCTATGACCATGGTCCCCTCTTCCATACAATCAATCGCTAACATTTTTTAAATACTCCTCTTGCGTTTTATATAGATGGGGACTTGTCAAAGGTTTGTCAAGTTGATTTGATAAAATAAATAAAAAAACTTTCTATATAATACATTTTGACCCCCCCTTACATAAAAAAAACTTTCTGAAAAACGTAAGAAAAACGTATTAAGCGTATTACAGATCGATAAACTATTTATATACAGAGGGTTAACCCCTATCTCTCATCCGTATTAAGAGCGTATTATAATACGTTACAGGTGTATTAGATCTTCTAATATGCCCTGATCCGATTTTTAAGAATGGTTTTTTTCTGGTGTTGGGGGTAAAAATCGTAATATAACAAGTCAGAATAATACGGTAGTAATACGGTAAATAACATTAGGAGACTAATGCGGTGGCAAAAAAAGACATAGAAGAAAAACACGAGCGGAAGCTTACGAATAGGCAACTAACTTTCGCAAGGCACATAGTCGAGGGCATCTATTCGAATGCTGAAAGTGCGAGGCAAGCAGGGTACTCACCAGAACTGGCAAACGAAAGAGCATCTGTTTTGTTGAATGGTCGAGACTATCCACATGTTGTCGATCACATCAAAGAGCTTCGAGAAGAGCGAGAACGAAGGTATGGGGTGACCACAATTGGTCAACTCGAGCGACTGCATCAATTGTCTCGAGGAGCCGAGGATGCAGGGCATTTTTCAGCAGCCATCAACGCAGAGAAAATAAGATCTGCCTTGGGTGGTTTGACCATCGATAGGCGCGAGAACATTAACACCGTTGACCAGATGACCAGAGACCAGATTGTGGCACGGCTCGATGCACTTAGAAAACAATACCCACAGGTTTTTGAACTTGAGACAGAATACAAGGATATTACACCAAATGAGCAAGGGACCAGAAGCGAACTTTTGGAACACGATAAGGCAGAACTTGCCGAAGAAGTGCTTCGCAACGAGGATTGAAAATAAACATGGGGGCGGTGTTCCTGATGTTCACATGGTTTGGGACCACATCCCTTTATGGCTCGAACTTAAAACAGTGAAAAACAACGCAATTAAAATTTCTGCCCATCAGATAGCGTGGCATATGGCGTATTACGCTCGAGGCGGTGCATCCTTTTTCTTGGTAAAGCACCTCCCGACAAGGCATCTATATTTGTTTGAAGGGTGCCAAGGACCTGATTTGCTATCTAAAGGTTTAAGCAGCACCGTGGGCCAACGGTTCGAGGACATAGGTTCGATGTTCGATGCCCTGCGGCCCCACGCGGCTGATATATTATCGGGCTCGAGGGACCAATGATCGAGGCTCTGCGGCCCTGCGGCCCCACGCGGCCAAATTCCTTGGGCGAGGCGACGAGGTACGAGGAGCCGAGATCCATGAACATGTGTCCGAGGAACGAGGACTCCATTTCTTTAGCGCGGGTACGCCGCGCAAGTGACCGCGTTTAGCGGCACACTATAAACTTTAGCGAGGAACGAGCGACCGGATTGGGGGGAGGAGCGACGAAGGAGTGACGGGGGGCTGCGGGGGCTAATGGATAAAGTGTCCGACGAAGGAGGACTCCATCTATGATAGTAGTAGAAAAGGGACCGAAGCCCCTTTCCTTAGTGCTTAACGATAGCAATTGACTTAGCCTGTTTGTATCCAGCGCAAAGTTTACATGCGGTGCACTGTACTCGATGTCCCGCTTCCTTTGATGCTGGACAGATTGCCTCGAACTTGAAGTCAATGTCCTCTACCTTTGAGACAACTCTGAAGGTACGTTGGTTAGCGGCCCAGTGTTGTTGAGCCTTTTTGTAAGTATCAGCAGACTGCATTGCGATGTCGGGTCGCCAACCTGATTGATGACTGTATGCTGTCCATTCATCACATTCGGATAACAACTGTTCCCAAACGTGCGGCGGTACAGCGGCAGGGTCTCCGTAAGTACCAACTCTTATGAAGCGTCTGATACCAAGTCCAACTCTGTCCGTCCGATTGGTAGCGTCAGGATATACACCGCGTTGGAATGCTCTCCAAACGATTAGAACTCCCTGACCAAGGTTGACGTAACAGTCACGACCTTTGGCTTGCTTGCGATTCGGATCGGTAGTGACCTCGCCTCGCATGATACAGTCGCCACAGATAGCAAAGTCTAGACCTGTCTTACTAGATTCGAGAGGGTTAGTGTCTCGAACAAGTATGTAGGTTTGTACGACTGTGCCTGTCTTACGGTTACGGTTGGACAACGTTGCGATTACAACGATTGGCGTACCATCCAAGAGACTGGGTCCATTGTAGATAATACCTGATTTCATAATTACGTTCCTTCTGTTTGAAAACCGGGGGCAAAGAATGCCGCCCCCGGTAGGTTTGAATTACTTGAAGGATATG